TATGCACTAATAGCACCCAAAGCTGGTGCAGTAGTTACAATAGCATCACCTTCAATAAATGACTGGGTGAAATTATATGCCCCACCAGCACTTGTTTGTGTGGCTGTAGCGATAGTACCTTGTCCAACACCGTCAGTCAATGTACCAAGACCACCGACTTTACCATCAGCAGATCCACCGCCACCAACGTCCATTGTGACACCAGATCCAGAGGCTGAATATGAACTTCCTATTCTTGAAACCTGAGTTGCAGCAGCATTCACCTGCAGCTGTGTCGAAGATGTCATACGGTGTGTTATATCTGCCCTAACTGGAACAGAAGCACCCAATGACAACAACGTAAGAGTAAAGAGAATTCTCTTCATTGCTTTTTCACCCTATCTATGCTAATATATTTATATTTCGTAACCTAAATGCAAGTAATAGATAATTTTCTATCTACGAAAGACTGGCAAAGGATAGAAAAGACAATGATAACAGGGGGTTTGCTACCTTGGTGTTATAATAATATGAAAGTTAGTGGTGATGATAGTATCAATAACTACCAATTTACTCATGAATTCTTTAACTTTCATTCCATAAAGGGTCCATGCCAACGTGCAGAATCTTCACATCTTGAGATACTAAAACCATTAGTAGACAAACTAAACATGGTAGCACTCCATAGGATCAAGGGTAATCTTGAACCATTGAAAGCAGAAAGACACTTCAGTAATTGGCATACGGATATCAACCCACCTACTAAGTCTATGACCACTGCGATATACTATGTGAATACCAATGATGGGTACACTGAGTTTGAAAATGGGAGGAAGGTCAAGTGTTTCAAGAATAGGTTTGTTTCGTTTCCGTCAAATTTGAAACACAGGGGTGTCAGCCAGCTAGATAATAAGGTAAAATGTATTATAAATCTAAACTACTTCGGGTACATAAATGAAAATCTTTCTTGACACTGCAGATACCAAACTACTTCACGATGGTTTCCTGACTGGTCTTATCGATGGTGTAACAACTAATCCATCACTCATTAGAAAAAGTGGTAGGAATCCAGAGGAAGTATACTTGGAACTAAGAGATATAGGATACAATGATATTAGTATGGAAGTTGTTGGTGATGGTCCTGAGATGATAGTAGAAGGTAGAAGACTTGCTAAGATATTTGGTAAGTGTGCAACTATCAAAGTTCCATGTACACCAGAAGGATTGTTCGCTTGTCGTGAGTTGTCTAGAGAATTGATAAGGGTAAACGTTACTCTTATATTCTCCCCTTCACAAGCAATCCTTGCTGCTAAAGCAGGTGCTAGATATGTTTCTCCATTTGTAGGTAGAGTAGATGACAATTCCTTTGGTGGATTATGTCTAGTGAAAGACATTGCTAATGTATATGCAAAGCAAAATTGGGGTGGTAGGACTGAGGTTCTAGCAGCATCTATAAGAAATGTAAGAGATGTTGGTAGAGCATTTGAATATGGTGCTAACATTTGTACCATACCACCTAAAGTATTTGATGGTATGTACAAGCACATCCTTACAGATAAAGGATTGGAAATCTTTGAACAAGATTGGAATGAAACTAAAACTTTGATCGCATGAAAATTTTCCGAAACCTAGTACCTAAGGAGGTACTAGACCAATGTAATGCTGAGATAGATAACTTATTACCTACACAGAGATGGTCTTCAAGTCATACGACTTGGGGATCATCTTTATATGATGGTGTACCTGGTATGTGTATGAGAGCAGTACCTACATTCAAACTGGTAAAGGTAATCAAGGATGCTATCATTGATTCCATACCTTCTTGTAATAATCTCAATATGAATTATCATTACTGGTTGAAGTACTCTGGTATTGGATGGCACAATGATAGTGCTAGAACTAGTGGTGACAGACGTGTCTTTGGTGCAACAATATATCTAAACGAATGGGATCATAAGTGGGGTGGACTTTTTGTATGGGAAGATGGTAAGGATGGAAGTCTAAAAGTTGTATGTCCTGAACCAGGAACTTTGGTACTAAATACAAAGGCTGAAGATCATCACGTTACGATGATCTCACCTTCAGCAAAGTATGCTAGAAGATCTATACAAATTTGGGGAGACCAATGAATGTTTTATGTAATGCTTGTGGTGTTGTGATAGCAGTGCCATCAGTAAAGTTTATGTGTTGTGGATGTGATAATATTACTACAGTAGAAGGGGATAAAATTTCTGCTGTGGACATGGGGTTAGTAGAGTTTATTGAACCACCTAAAACTAAAGTTAAACCTGTAGAAACTAGACCAAGAAGACGTAAGGTACGTAAACTTGATTTTGAAATCCGTTAACTTAGGATTCAGTTGGACTGATGATCCTGAATTGTTATGTAAGAAACTTATATTACAACACAAGTGGAGTAAGAAGTTGTATAAGACTGGGGAATTTGTGTTCCCTATATCTCCTAGCAACAAATCTTTATTTGAACCACTACTAGATCTTATACAGGTTACCGTAGAGGATATCTATCCTAAGATAGATATTCGAGAAAGAACTGCATGGGTATATGTTTCTAATGCTAAGAGGAATCAGATGACATGGCATTATCATATGCCAGAGCATGTTCAACGTGATATATCTACAGTCTTTTATATGAAGAAACCTTCTGATGGTGCTATAGCATTCTTAGATGGTGTGCATGAACCACATGAAGGAGAGTTGATTATATTCCCTGCAACCTCACCACATACTCCACTTCCCACAACGTCTGATGAGTATCGGATTGCACTAAATGTAAACCTCGTGACACGTAATAAATATCTTGACTTTATGCCTAGATAGGGGTATAATTACGAGGTAAACCTACTAAAGACAATGACTAGGGGTCCATTTCTTTCCAAATTCAAAAATCACACAGAGGAATTAGTAAAAGCAGTAGAGAATCAAATTGATCTAGAGTATGATCATCCAGAGTTATACCAAAAGGTGTATAACTACTATAAGGAAGGGGATATTTACTTCTATGATGATAAGGATAAAGATTATAATATAGTAATAGATGAATTGGAGTATGACCTTTTGAAATTCGGAGTTATGGGATGAGTTTTAAACGTGAACGTCCTTGGGGATGGTATAAGTGTATCTGTAGAGGAGATACTTATGCTGTCAAAAAGATTTGGGTAGAACCCAATCAAAGATTATCATTACAGTATCATAATAAACGTGCAGAGCATTGGACTGTAGTAAAAGGAAGTGGTACTGTTACTCAGGGTAATAGTCAGACTGACTGTAAGCCAGGTGATACCTTTGATATTGGTATAGAACAACGTCATCGTTTATCAGGTGGTCCTGAAGGTGTACTTATTATTGAAGTGCAACGTGGTGAGTGTAGGGAAGATGATATTATAAGACTGGAAGATGATTATGGTAGGGTACAACCAAGTAATATATACGCTACAATCAATGAGTATGGTACAGAATGACTTACATTGTTACTGGTGGTGCAGGTTTTATTGGTAGTAACTTTCTACATTATATAAAGACTCATACTGAATTAGAAGATCAGGTTGTTGTCCTAGACAATCTAGGATATGCTGCTAAGAAAGAGTATATGCCTGATGATAAGCAGTTTATTTTTGAGTGGTGTGATATATCAAGTGAAGAGCAGGTAAACTATGTCTTTGAAAAACATAAACCAAAGAAGGTATTTCATTTTGCTGCTGAGAGTCATGTAGATAATTCTATCAAGAACTACAGACCATTTTTAGAGTCAAATGTTATAGGCACTATCAATTTACTCAATGCTAGTTTGGATTGTGGGGTTGAGAAGTTCCACCATGTTTCTACTGATGAGGTATATGGTTCTTTAGAATATGATGACACTGAAGTCTTCAAGGAGACTACACCATACGATCCTAGGAATCCATACTCAGCAAGTAAAGCATCATCAGATCATTTTGTAAAGACATGGCATAACACATATGGATTACCATATCTTATTACTAATTGTGGTAATAACTATGGTCCTCATCAGCATCCTGAGAAACTTATACCTTTGACAATTAGTAATGCATTGAAGGATGAGGTGACATACATGCACCAAGGTGGTAATCAGGTAAGAGATTGGATCTATGTTCTAGATCATTGTGCTGGTATATGGGAACTAGAAACAAAGAATATTATTAATGATAATTTCAATATAGGTGGTGGATGTGAGATGAGAAATATAGATGTGACTAAAAAGATATTAGATCTTATGAATAAACCTTATACCCTTATTGGTATTAATAATGAGAGACCTGGCATTGACAAACGTTATGCTATGGATCATACTAAGATTACAAAACGAACAGGTTGGACACCATTTACACCCTTTGAAATTGGTTTACGTGCAACAGTTACATGGTATATGGATGGACTAATATGATTTCTCTTTATGGACCTGGTTTTATTGGTAGAAATTTCTATCACATGTATGAACCTGAAACTGAGATAGTAAACAAGGATGATCGTGAACCTAAGAGCAAAGATATCTTGTATACTATATCAACTGTGGACAATTACAATGTCCATGATAAAATAACACTAGATGTTGATACGAATTTACATGTCCTTTGCGAGGTACTTGACCACTGCAGGTCAGAAGATTATACCTTCAACTTCATTTCCAGTTGGTTTGTCTACGGACAAGGAATCCTCCCTGCATCAGAAACTTCACCATGCAACCCACAAGGGTTCTACTCAATCACAAAGCTTTGTGCAGAAAATCTTATTAGGTCTTTTGCACAGACCACTGGGATGAAGTATAGGATCCTAAGACTATGCAATGTCATGGGACCAGGTGATAGAAAAGCAAACCGTAAGAAGAATGCTATTCAGTGGATGATTAATGAGTTGAAAGCAGACAGAGATGTCAAGATGTATGATAATGGATCACACTGTCGTGACATTATGCATGTAGATGATGTCTGTCGTGCTATCAAACTTGTTATGGATAAGGGTGAACTCAATGAAACCTATAATATAGGTTCTGGCATTCCCACTACTGTTAGTGAGATAATGCTATTGGCAAAACACATCACTAGATCTAGAGGTGAGTTATTAAACATGGAACCACCAGAGTTTCATAAGAATGTCCAGACACAAAACTTCTGGATGGATACATCTAAACTCAAGGCACTTGGGTTTGAACAACATATTACTAATGAATTTTTAGTCAAGGATCTATGTCTATAAAAGAAAAGGTTGGTGATTTTATATCACAGTTACATGATGATGGTGAAAAACTATTTCCATATCTTGCAAATAAAGATTGGAAACCAGGTAAACCAATCTATTATTCTGGACCTTATTGGGATGAGGGGGAGGTAACTGCTGCTATAACAACACTTCTAAATGGAAAATGGTTACCTGCTGGTGAGGAAGTCAATAAGTTTGAACATGCATTTGGTAAGAGGTTTGGTCACAAGCATTCTGTGATGGTGAACAGTGGATCATCTGCCAACTTGGTGATGATTGCTGCACTCAAGAAGTACTTTGACTGGCAAGATGGTGATGAGATATTAGTATGTGCTTGTGGTTTTCCTACTACTATCAATCCCATAATACAAAACGGATTGAAACCAGTCTTTGTTGATATAGATTATTCAGATTTGAATTGGGATCTAAAGATGTTAGAGTCCAAGATTACTGATAGAACTAGAGCGTGTTTTTCTTCTCCTGTTCTGGGCAATCCCTATGACCTTGATAAGTTCCTCGAAATTCTGGACACTAATGGACTCACATATATCGCTGACAATTGTGACTCCCTCGGTAGCAAGTGGAGAGGTGAGTTTCTTACCAAAAATGCCATCGCTGCTTCTTGTTCTTTCTATCCAGCACATCATATCTCCACTATTGAAGGTGGAATGGTTTCCTCCAACATCGAAGAGATAGTCCAAATCGCTAGATCTTATGCTTGGTGGGGAAGAGGATGCTACTGTGTAGGATCCCAGAATAAATTGTCCAACGGTGTCTGTGGGCATAGGTTTGACCGTTGGTTGGAAGGGTATGACAAGGATGTCGATCATAAGTATATCTTCGGAGTTCAAGGATACAACCTCAAACCTGCCGACTTGCAAGGGTCTATCGGTCTTGTACAGTTGACTAAGCAAGACGAGATACATCGAATCCGTCGTCTCAATAAAGCTCGATTGCATGAGATCTTTTCTAAGATCAATGGTGCGAGGGTTATTGAAGAGAAAGAACATGCTGAAACTTCTTGGTTTGGTGTGCCTATAGTTTACGAGGACGGTAAACACCACCTAGTAAACTATCTAGAAAAGAATGGTATTCAAACAAGAAATTATTTTGCAGGTAACATTCTAATGCATCCAGGATATAGACATCTGGAATCATATTCAAACTATCCTAACTCATGTAAGGTGTTGGATAACGTATTCTTTTTAGGGTGTTCTCCTGTAATAACTGAACCTATGGTAGAATACATAGATCAGATAGTAAACAATTACATTCGGGAAATTAAATGAAAACAGCACTGGTATTAGGTGGAGGGGGATTCATTGGCAATGCGATGGTAACTCGCTTGAAACAAGATGGTTACTGGGTACGTGCTGTTGATCTAAAGTATCCTGAGTTTTCTGAAACAAAAGCAGACGAGTTTGTTCAAGGAGACTTACGAGATAAAAGTTTTGTTGAACGAATCATACAATATAAAGGACAACAAGGAAACTTCTATGAGTCTGTTCCTTACAGATACATTGAACCATTTCATGAGATATATCAGTTTGCTGCTGACATGGGTGGTGCAGGATTTATCTTCACTGGTGAAAATGATGCTGACATCATGCAGAACTCTGCAAGTATAAATCTAAACCTACTAGATGCACAACAGAAACTCAATGAAACTTTTGATGGTTCAGAAGGATGGAGTGAATGTAATAGACCATGCCTAGATTGGATTACTAAAATATTTTATTCTAGTTCAGCATGTATGTACCCAGAGCATAATCAATTAGACCCTAACAACCCAGATTGCCGTGAAGAATCCGCTTACCCTGCTGCACCTGATTCCGAGTATGGATGGGAAAAACTTTTTAGTGAGAGGTTATATCTCACTTATAGTCGTAACTATGGTATCCCTGTTAGGATTGCTCGTTACCACAACATCTTCGGACCAGAAGGAACGTGGTTTGGAGGAAGAGAAAAAGCTCCTGCTGCAATCTGTAGAAAGGTTGCATACTTATCAGAAACAGGAGGAGAAATTGATGTATGGGGAGATGGACTTCAAACTAGATCGTTCCTCTTCATCGACGAATGCATTGAAGCAACTCGTAGACTCATGGACTCGGAATTCGTGGGACCAGTAAACATTGGTTCAGAAGAGATGGTAACTATTGATCAGTTAGTTGATACTGCTGCAAAGGTTGCTGGTAAGACTGTGACAAAGAATCATATTGATGGTCCTTTGGGTGTTCGTGGACGTAACTCTAACAACGATCTTATTCGTGAGAAACTTGGTTGGGATTATTCACAATCACTTGAAGAAGGAGTCAAAAAAACTTATGAGTGGATTGTTGAGGAAATATATAAGCAACAAGTAGATTCTTCTGCTTTAGGTATAAATGAAATGGAATTATTAGCATCTGGTTAACATGAATTCGTTAGTTACTGGGGGTGCAGGGTTCATAGGATCCCACCTCGTTGATAAATTATTAGAACTTGGTCATACTGTTACTTGTGTTGATGATGAATCTTCAATAAGTAATGAAGAGTTCTATTGGAATCCAAAAGCATATAATGTCAAGGCAGACATTGCTGATTATAAAGCAATGAAGAATGCTTTTGGTAGTGGTCAGGATTATGTGTTTCATTTAGCAGCACATTCTAGAATACAAATTACACTAAAGAATCCAGTACAATGTGTTCAAACAAATGTATTGGGAACCACAACTTTATTACAATGTGCTCGTCAAGCAGGGGTGAAGAGTTTTATTAATTCTTCTACTTCATCATCATATGGTTTGAGTAATCAACCACCTCTTCGGGAGGATATGCCTACTGATTGTTTGAATCCATACTCAGTTTCAAAGGTAGCAGCAGAGTCTATGTGTAAAATGTACTCTGATTTGTTTGGGTTGAGAACTGTATCACTAAGATACTTTAATGTGTATGGTGAAAGACAGCCATTGAAGGGTCAGTATGCACCTGTTATTGGATTGTTTTTAGAGCAATCCAAACGTGGTGAACCACTTAGTATTGTGGGTGATGGCGAACAGAGAAGAGATTTCACACATGTGAGAGATGTTGTACGTGCAAATATTGCAGCAGCAGAAGGTGATTTTACTGGTGGTCAAATTATAAACATAGGTACTGGTACTAATCATTCTGTCAATCAAGTTGCAAAAATGATATCAGATGATGTAGTTTATATACCAGAAAGACCTGCTGAAGCAAGAGTTACTCTTGCTGATATATCTAAAGCAAGAAGACTTTTGAATTACATGCCCTCAGTTGAACTTAGTGAATGGATCAATGAATACAAGGTATGATGAAACAAAGGATGAGTTGATTCATCCTATCAATATAAAACAAAATCATTCACAAGCATATCAAGATCTTTTTGTCTTGACTATGTTGGGTGGTAAGAAGAATGGTAGGTATCTTGAAATAGGTGGTAATCATCCTAGCGAATTCAATAATACATATCTTCTTGAGACAGAGTTCAACTGGCAAGGTATATCAGTTGAGATAGATGAACAATTCCAAAGTCAATGGACAAGTAGATCTAATGAATGTCATCTTGCAGATGCTACAACATTTGATTGGAAAAAGGCAATAGAAGATAAGGGTTGGAAGAAGAAAAGATTTGATTATGTTTCCATAGATTGTGAACCACCTAACATTACACTCAAAGCATTACAGAATCTGCCACTAGATGATTATAGATTTTCTGTAATTACTTTTGAATCAGATTTATATGCACATGGATCTGAATGCAGGGATATGCAAAGAAAAATCTTGACGGATTTGGGGTATCAAATAGTTGCAAAAGATATTGAGAATGGTGGTAATCCATTTGAAGATTGGTGGATTGATCCAGAAGTTGTAGACCTAACAACATGGGGACCGTTTATATCTACAAATGCTGAAGCAAAAACATTGTTTATAAAATGATTGCAATTTCACATTGGTATGGTAGATTAGGTAACAACATTCAACAGTGTGCTGTAGGAACTATGGCAGCACAACTTACTCAATCAACATTTGAAAGTATTGATCATGAGATTATCAAGAAACACGAGACATCGTTTGGACAGAATCATCAAGATATCTCGTCAAAATGGTTCTACTGGGAAGGTCCGTATAAAGAAGTCAACATCCCAGTCGAATACATTTATCAGAAAATGCGTTCGATTTGTAAATCATATATCAGACCTCATCTACAGACACCGAGAGTGGTTGTACCTGACAGTTGCATTGTTATTCACATTCGTAGTGGAGATGTATTTGACAAAGGGGTGGTTAATCCTTGTAACTATGTCCCTAATCCTCTTTATTTTTATTTGCAATTACTTGAGCAGTTTGAGTCGGCAATAGTTGTTACTGAGGGTGACAATCATAACCCTATCTTAGATGAACTAAGGAAGCATCCAAAGGTTACGATACAATCTGAGTCAGTTGCATATGATTTTGGTACATTATTGGCAGCAAAGCATGTTGCTAATTCTGGTGTAGGTACGTTTGGTGTTGCTGCTGCATTGTGTAGTGATAACATTGAGCAATTTTATTGTACTGATGCTATGATGAGTGAGCATCTAAATTATGAGATGCTTGTGAACACTGATGTCTCAGTAAATCTGATGTCATTAGGGGACTACATAAAAGTAGGTGAATGGAACAACAGTGACGAACAACGGGAGTACATTCTTGCGTACAATCCAATTTCCTAGTAAAATTGCTAATAGGATTGAGCAAGCAGCAACGAATGGTCCGTGGTGGTATCTTCCTGATTGTGCTCACAAGATAGGACATGAACTACAGAAGAGTTTGAATCCTTATTTTTCATGCACTCTTCTAAAGGATGGTATTACTAAAGATCGTATTCATAATTATGATCTAAACTTTTTCAATAAGTATATTGGATTAGGTAATCGTAATATGATCCGAGCACATGTTACGTTCCACTGGCCAAGACCAGAACACTTTGGTGTACCACATAATGCTCATGTAGATCAACCTTATCCTCATACCGTTGCATTATATTATGTAAATGATACTGATGGTGATACAGTATTTTTTGATAAGGATGACTTGACAAAAGTTATCCATCGTGAGACTCCAAAGAAAGGTAAGTGTGTTATTTTTGATGGGGAATATGCCTATCATGCAAGTACATCACCTTCAAAAAACATTAGAATGACTTTAAACATCAATTATGAAAATCTTTGACACCTTTACTTTCTATAATGAGTTAGATCTATTAGAACTTAGACTCAATATTCTTGGTGATGTAGTAGATTACTTTGTTATCAATGAAGCAAACATTACATTCACAGGTAAACCAAAACCATTATATTATGAGGAGAATAAAGAACGTTTCAAGAAGTGGGAAGATAAGATTATTCATCATGTCACTGTAGATGATAATGAAACACTAGAAAAGTATTGGGAAGGTGTACCTTATCATCGTAGTATGGTGGAAGAGAATATAAAAGATTTACCATTGCATTATCAGAGAGCATGTTTCCATAAGGACTCAGCAATCTATGCCTTGTTAGACAAGGCAGAAGATGATGATATGATTTTGACTAGCGATGCAGATGAGATTGCTAACCCAGAATGTATAAAGATACATGAGAAGTGGTTCAATCCAGAAAGTCATTATGTACTAACTGGTCCAGTATATTATTACTACTTGAATCTATTATGTGAAAAGGAATGGATGGGTACTAGGGTATCTACCATGAAGATGTTGAAGACTATGAGTGTGGACAAACTAAGGCAGTCTCATAAAGAAGCTTGGAAGATTGATAATGCATCATGGCATTGGAGTTTCTTTGGTGATGCTGATACTGTACGTGAAAAAATGGATGCTTATGAACACCAGGAAAACAATTTACCTCAGTTCCGAAATACCATGGAACAACGTATCTCGGACGGACTTGACCCATTTGGTCGAGATTATCTTTATCAACCAAGTACAGTACCTATTGACGATACATTCCCAGATTACATTGTAAAGAATCGGGACAAATTATCACAGTGGATTAGAGGTTAGTTATGAATCTTATTGAGGGTATAGCAGTATCTAATCATTGTGATTATTCATTCGGAGATCAGGCAGGATGTATAGGTAATGTAGTGGGTGCTTTTATGGATCAAGCAGACCCATGCAATGAAGAGTTTGATAAGTTTATAAAGGATAAATCATTTGCTACATTATTCATAGACAATATACGTCTTTATGCTAGACCTATAACAGCAAGTAATGATAGTGATCAGAAGTGGATAGATAATTTGATGGCGAGTAATGATCTCCTTGAGACTTGTAGTCACTATCCAGATACTAAATTTTGTATCTTTACAAACCTAGAAGATACACCCATTACTGATGATGTTCATAGTAGAATACCTGATAATGTTGTTGCAATATATGGGGCAAATGCTATAGGATATGGTGGTAAGGTACACCCATTTCCTTATGGTGTACAAAGAATACTACACTCTAGTGATAATAGAATAGGAATTCTTCAAACCTATATGGGGAAGAAGGTAAGTCCAAAGAAGTTATTGTATATCAATCATGCAGAGCATACTAACATAAGTGAACGTGGCAATATACGTGAGATGTTTTCTAATAAAAAGTATTGTACAATAGGAGAACGTGTTCATTATGAAATGTATTGTCAGCAGATTTTAGAACATAAGTTTATGATCTGTCCTGAAGGTAATGGTGTAGATTGTCATAGGAACTGGGAAGTATTGTACTTAGGAAGAGTTCCTATAATGAAGAGGACAGATTATCTTGAAGAGTTGTATAAAAATTATCCAGTATTATGGGTTGATGATTTTGCAAATATTACTAAGACAATGTTGACAGAAAATAATCATCTATACAAACAATCACAAAACCTTGACAATAATCTGCTTGACCTGTATTCTGTATTCAATAGAGCAGTAAAGAATGCAAAAGATTCCTGACGTTACTGTATTGATGCTTGCAGATCTGGATATTCCAGAGGCAGTCTATGCGGTAAATAAAACATGTGAGGCTATTGAATGGGGTGCTGTAAAGTTCCTTAGTAGTAAGGGTAGACCAGAAGGTTTATGTGATCAAGCAGTCTATGAAGAAGTATATCCTATTCAAAGTATCAATGATTTTAATTTTTATTGTTTATATAATTTTGGCAACCATGTTCAGTCCTCGCACTGCCTTCTTATCCATCCTGATGGTTATGTTATTCGACCTTGGCTTTGGGATAGTTCGTGGTTACAGTATGACTACATCGGAGCACCGTGGAGAGACGACCCAAACGCATACCTCGACCCGTGGGGTAGAAACCAGAGAGTTGGCAATGGGGGATTTTCCTTACGTTCCAAAAAGTTACTCGATGTCCCCAGTAAAGTCACCGTCCCTTGGGAAGTAAACGAAGGAGACTTCTATAAGCACATGAATGCTGGTCTATATAATGAAGACGGGAACATATGCTGCCACAACCGACACATCTTTGAGGGACAGGGATGTGTGTATGCTTCCGTCTCGGTGGCGGCTAAGTTCTCAAAAGAAGTTGAATGTCCAGAACATAAAGGTATTGAAACCTTTGGATTCCATTATCATTTTCAAGATATACGATGAAACCAATTGATCCCGATGAGTATATGTCTAGTGACATATTGAAGTACAACTGTCCACCAGTTACAGATTTCAAAAGAGGAAGTGCCTATAATAAATTTGGCATGTGGGTTATGTGGGTATATTATATCCTTGTTACATGTATGGTAATTAGATTGATTGTGGTATTGAACTCATGAAACCAGCACATTTTTATCCCCTATGGTGGAACCCATGGGTTGAAGGGGGATTAGATTTTGAAAAGCAGGTTAGTATTTCTATTGACAATCTTGCATGTAATGAAGAAGCAGACTATAAGATATTATTTCTTGCAGAACCTTTAGCAATCTTACCCACTGTTAGTGAAGGTGCTTTGAAGAATGCAGATAAGTTTGATAGAATATACACATTTACACAGTCTATACTAGACAAGTATCCTACTGCAAAATTATTTGAGTGGGGTTCTAGTTGGTTAGACTTCAAAGATCTAAAATTAAATAAGAAACCTCATATTACATTCGTTACTAGTAGTAAATCTCAAACACCAGGTCATAACCTAAGACTTATGATCATGAGAGAGTTGAATAGAATAGAAGAAGTAAATCGTATGGATGTATATGCACATATCTCTCCACCATTCCATGAAAGACGTAATGATTTCTTTGAGAATGCAATGTTTCATATTGCTACAGAAAATTCAAGGCAGAAGAATTATTTTACTGAGAAAGTAATTGATTGCTTTGCTAGTAAGACTATACCTATCTACTATGGTTGTCCTAATCTAGGTGATTGGTTTGATATGGATGGTGTGATTACTTTCACAGATGTTACTGATCTTAGAAAAATATTTGACAGAATAAACGAAGACTACTATCATAGTAGAACAGAGGTTATTGAAAAGAACTATGAGATTGCCAAGCAATTCCATAGTGACAATGATGTAGTACCTCGTCTTACTAGAATGATTATTTCTGACGTGAAAGAAAATGCATGAAAGACACAGTATTATTTGGTGACTGTAGGTCAACATTAGATGCATTCTTACCTAAGAGTGCTAGGATGTGTGTTACATCTCCACCTTACTATGGTCTAAGAGACTATGGTGGTGAAGAAGATCAGATTGGTTTGGAACAAACACCAGATGAATACATAGATCAATTAGTAGAAGTTTTTAGGAAGGTAAAAGATGTGCTCACAGATGATGGAACTTGTTGGGTTAATCTTGGCGATAGTTACTATAATTACAGACCTGGAAGGGGACAAGGACTGGCAAAACAAACAGTCTCGAATACTAAACAAGACCTACCAGATGTGTGTCCTCGCAGAGGAAATAGAATCGAAGGACTCAAAGAAAAAGACCTTATTGGAATCCCATGGCTCTTTGCCTTTGCAATGAGAGCAGATGGTTGGTACTTACGTCAGGATATTATATGGCATAAACCTAATCCAATGCCTGAGAGTGTGAAAGATAGATGTACCAAGTCACATGAGTATATCTTTCTGTTTAGTAAGGATAAGAAATACTTCTATGATAATGAAGCAATCAAGGAACCAGTAAAGCAGGATTGGGGAACAAGAAATAGATCAAAGGGGAAGTACCATAATGAAGGGACAGGATTGCAACCACATTCAGGTCTTGAGAAATCCTATACGAAAAAGAATAAAAGATCTGTATGGTCAGTAACTAACAAACCATATAAGGGAGCACACTTTGCATGTTTTCCGCCTGATCTTATTGAACCATGTATCAAAGCTGGTTCTGAGAGAGGTGATACTATATTAGATCCCTTCATGGGATCAGGAACTACAGGTATGGTTGCTAAGAAGTTAGGAAGATACTATATTGGGTGTGAATTACATGAGGATTATGGTAAACTTATGCAAGAAAGAATCAAATTGAATGTGATGGATCTGTCAGAATGAGAGTAAGTTTTTGTATCCCTACTCATGATGGTAATGCAAAGTGTCAACAGTATTTGTTTGACATCTTTCATGCTTTAGCAAATCAAACTAATAAAGATTTCAATGTTATTATCAGTGATCATTCCAAGTCTGATAAGGTTCTCAAGGCATGTCAGGAGTATGCCGATGTCTTTGAGATCATGTATGCTCCTAATTCAGATAAGTTGGGTAACATTTCTGCTAATACTAATAATGCATTACGCTGTGCCAACGGTGATATAAAGAAAGTTTTATTCTCTGATGATTTTATTCTTACTAAGACTTTAGTAGAAGAATTGGACAAAGGATTTACTGATGATGTCAAGTGGGCAGTGACAGGTTTTGCTCATACATTAGATAACGGTGGTACACATTACAATCCAAAAGTTCCTGAGTATAATGATAGATTATTGGAGGGAATTAATACTCTTAGTTCTCCTTCTATACTAGCGTTGAAAGGAGATCTTGATGAGTATTTTGATGAAGATTTGACCATGCTTATGGACTGTGATATGTATTACAGACTCTATAAATATCAGGGAGACCCATTGGTACTAATGGATTTTCACATATCAAATCGTGAACATCCTAATCAAACTCAACGGACTTACGAACACCTCCTACCAAAGGAGATTGAATACTTGAAGAAGAAACATTCATTATGACTATAGGATTCAACCATCTAGGAAGACATGGAAGACTGGGTAACCAGATGTTCCAGTATGCAGGACTACGAGGCATTGCTGCTCATCGTGGTTTTGAATTTGCTATACCACCTAGCGATTTCAAAGACGAATGGAACGACCATCAGTTGTTTGAAGCATTCAAACTAACAGGTCTTATTAATATCAATGAGGTTCCTGGTCCTTATGTTCAGGAAGCACACTTTCATTTTGACCAGAATTTATTTGACAATATGCCTGATGGACATAATGTCTATGCATACTTACAGAGTACAAAGTATTTTGATCATATAGAAAAAGAAATAAGAGAAGATTTTAGATTTA